ATCAGCGTCTGGTGATCCTGACCGACCGGGGCGAGGATGCCGCTCATGGCCGGGTCGAGGTGGCGGGGGTCGAGCGGCCACGCTCGATTGAGTGACGCCATGCCGCTGGCCAGCAAAGCCGACCGGTTGCCGCCGCCGTTGCGCGAAGCGCTGGCGCGGCTGTGGTTCGATCAGAAATACAGCCTCGACCAGTTGCTGGAGCATTTGAACGCCCTGGCCCGGGGCGAGCGGTCGAGCCTGCCCGCCGAACTGGCCGGCGCGCCGGCGATCCCGCCCGAGGCGATCCCCGGCCGCTCGGGGCTGCATGACCACTTCAGGAAGGTTTCCCGGGCGGCGGAGCGGGTCCGGCGCTCGCAGATGGCCGCCGAGGCGCTGGCCCGCGAAGTGGGTGATGCCGGCGAGGATAAGCTGGCGCGGGCCAATTTCCAGATGCTCCACACGGCCGTCCACGAAATCTTCATGGCGGCGGAAGGGGGCGAAGACGACGGCGACGGGGACCGCCCCGCCCTCGATCCGAAATCGGCGATGATGCTGTCCATCACCCTCGAAAAACTGGAGGCTGCCAAGAAGAAGAACGCCGATCTGCGCGTGCAGATCCGAAAGGAGGTGGCGGAGGAACTGGATCGCCAAGTCAAAGACGTCGAGGCCGAAGCCGCGCGCCGGCCGATGACGCCACAGGAGGCGCTGGATCGGGTCCGGGCGATCTATCGGGGGGAAGGATGAGTGGCGCCGATATCCGGGCAATTCTGACCCCGTATCAGCGTCGCTGGATCGATGATTCTAGCCGCTTCAAGATCGGCATGTTCGCCCGCCAGGCCGGCAAAACGTTCACGACCACGTTGGAGGTGGTCGAGGATTGCCTCGCCGCCGAGGCCGCCGGGCGCCGGGCCAGATGGGTGATTCTCAGCCGTGGCGAGCGGCAGGCCCTGGAGGCGATGAACGAAGGGGTCAAACTGCACCTCAGGGCCTACGAGAAAGCCTACGAAGCCATCGACTATGATTGTCCGATCGCCGGGGCCAGTTATCGCGCGGCCGAAGTCGCCTTGCCGGGAGGGTCGCGCATCACCGCGCTGCCGGCCAATCCCGACACCGCGCGCGGTTTTTCTGCCAACGTGTTCCTGGACGAGTTCGCCTTTCACAAGGATTCCCGTGCCATCTGGAAGGCGCTGTTCCCGGTCATCTCGAAACCGGGGCTGAAGATCCGCATCGTCAGCACCCCCAACGGTAAGAGCAATAAGTTCTACGAACTGATGACCGCTTCCGGCGAACGCTGGAGCCGGCATCGGGTCGATATCTATCAGGCGGTGGCCGAGGGACTGCCGCGCGACATCGAAGAGTTGCGCGAAGCGTGCGGCGATGAGGACGCCTGGGCACAAGAATTCGAGCTGAAATGGTTGGATGAGGCCAGCGCGTGGCTGACCTACGAGTTGATCGACGGGGTCGAGCACGATCTCGCCGGCCTGCCGGAACACTATGCCGGCGGTCCGTGCTTCATCGGCAATGACATCGCCCGCCGCAATGACCTGTGGGTCGCCTGGGTGCTGGAACAGGTCGGTGACGTGTTCTGGACGCGCGAGATCCGCACGTTGCGGGGGGCGACGTTCAAAGAGCAGGACCGCACCATGGACGAACTGTTCGACCGGTACCGAGTGGTGCGCCTCGCCATGGATCAGACCGGCATGGGTGAAAAGCCGGTCGAGGATGCCCAGAACCGATATGGGGCGGGGCGCGTGGAAGGAATCCTGTTCTCGGCACCGAACAAGCAGATGTTGGCCACCGGCGCCAAACAGCAGTTCGAGGATCGCCGGCTGCGGATTCCCGCCGGCGATTCCAAGCTGCGGGCCGATCTGCACAAGCTGAAGAAGATCACCAGCGAAACCGGGGCCCCTCGGTTCGTGGCCGATGCCGATGCCGAAGGTCATGCCGACCGCGCGTGGTCGTGCTTCCTGGCGCTCAAGGCCGCCAATAATCCGATTGTGGAATATGCCTACCAGTCCGGCCGGGAAGAGCAATCCGAGCGCCGCCATCCCGAGGATGAGGATGACGGGCCGGCCGAGGCCTGCCTCCATTTCAGAGCGGGGACTTGGTGATGGGATTGTTCGACAAGGTGGCGTCTCTGATCGGATTGAAGCCCGATCCGGCACTGTTGCGGCAGGAACTGACGCCAGCGACGGTGACCGGGGTGCGTTCGGTGATCAGCGGGCACCCGGAGGAAGGGCTCGACCCGGTGCGGCTGGCCGAGATGATGCACGCGGCCGAGCTGGGTGACCTGATCCCGATGATGTGGCTGGCCGAAAGCATGGAGGAGAAATACCTCCATTACCGCTCGGTGATCGGCACCCGGAAATTGCAGGTGTCGGCGTTACCGATCCAGATCGAGGCCGCCGGCACCGAAGCGATCGACCTCAAGGCGGCCGACCTGGCGCGCGAGGTGTTCGCCGATGGCGGCCCGCTGCGCGGGGCGTTGTTCGACGTGCTGGACGCGGTGGGCAAGGGGTTCTCGGTGTCCGAGCTGGTTTGGGATCTTCAAGCCGGCGAGTGGCGGCCGGAGCGGATCGAGTGGCGGTTCCCGCATTGGTTCACGTTCGACCGGGTGGACGGCAAGACCCTGCTGATGCGGGGCGGCCCGGGCGATGGCGCCGGGTCGTTCACCGCGCCGGCGGACGAACTGGCGCGGGGCAATTTCGGCACGCCCCTGCCGCCGTTCAAGTTCATCCGGCACATCCACCGCTCGAAGTCGGGCTTACCGATCCGGGGCGGCCTGTCGCGGCCGGCGGCGTGGGCCTACATGTTCCAGAATTTCACCACGAAGTCCTGGCAGATCTTCCTGGAGGTCTACGGCCACCCGCTGCGGCTGGGGAAGTACGATTTCGGGGCCTCGAAAGAGGATAAGCAGATCCTGTTGCGGGCGGTGCGCAACCTCGCTGCCGACGCCGCCGCGATCATTCCGGCCTCGATGTCGATCGAGTTCGAGGCCGCGCCCACCGCCACCGGGGCATCGCTGCATCAGGGCAACCTTGATTGGTGGAACGCGCAGATCAGCAAGCTGGTGCTGGGCCAGACCGGGACCACCGACACCGGGCAGTATGTCGGCACCGCCGACGCGCACCAGCAGGTCCGCGACGACATCCAGGCTGACGACGCAGCTCAGTTGGCGGCGACGTTGAGCCGCGACGTGATCCAGCCGCTGGTCGATCTCAATTTCGGCCCGCAGCCGCGCTATCCCAAGATCCGTATCGGCGAGCCGGAGACCGAGGATCTGACCGGGCTGGTCGGCAATGTCAAAACCTACGTCTCGCTGGGCGGCTTGGTGCCGGCGGCTTGGCTGGGCGACAAGCTGGGGATCCCGGTACCGCAGCCGGGCGAAGCGGTGCTGACCGCGCCACCCCCACCTTTGCCGGGCCGGCCCCTCGAAGGGGGCGAAGAGGATCAGGGCGGCGACGAAGGTGGACCCGGCCCGGGCGACCTGAGCGTTCAGGCCCAGTTGCCGCAGGCGGCGCCGGCGGTGAGCGACGCACTCGACGGTTTGCAGGCCGACCAGTTGACGGATTGGCAGAAGTTGGTCAAGCCACTGATCGATCCCGTCCAGGCGTTGCTCGACGAATGCACGACGCTGGAGGAGGTGCTGGCCCGGCTGCCCGAGCTGCTGGAGCAACAGGATCCAGCCGCGCTGGCGCGCAGCCTGGCCGAGGCCGCCTTCAGCGCCCGCCTGGCCGGGCTGACCGGCGCACCGATCGCCAGCCCGGAGGAGGGTGATGGCGGCGCCAATTGAACTGCGGGCGTTGCCGCCCGCAGAGGCGGTGGCCTATTTCAAGGCCAAGGGATTCGCCCTGGCGCCGTCCTTCGATTGGCAGGATTTCTGGCAGCAGGTTCACGCGGCTCAGTTCACCGTCGCCAAATCGGCCGGGTTCGACATCCTGGACGACATTCACGGCGCGCTGCTGGTGGCGCTGGAAAAAGGCACCACGCTGGCCGAGTTCAAACGCGCGTTGATCCCCACTTTACAGGACAAGGGCTGGTGGGGCCGGGCGCCGGCGCCGGATCCGAAAACCGGCACGGCGCCCCCGTCCCAGCTTGGCAGCCCGCGCCGGCTGAAGACCATCTTCGACGTCAACCTGCGGATGGCCTATGCCGCCGGCAAATGGGCCCAGGCGGAGCGGACGCGGGACACCCACCCTTACGTCCAGTATTCGGCGATTCTCGACGACCACACCCGCGAAGACCATCGGCGGTGGAACGGCACGGTGGTGCCGCTCGATTCGCCCTGGCTCGATACCCACACCCCACCCTGCGGCTGGAACTGCCGCTGCACGCTGCGCCCCCTCAGCCGGCACGATCTGGCGGAGGAGGGGCTGAAGGTGGAGGAGCCGTCCCCGGGCAAGACGGTCACGTTCCAGAACGCCCGCACCGGCGAGGTGTCCGAGGTGCCGGAGGGGATCGATCCCGGCTTCGGTTACAACCCGGGCAAGACCGCGGTCGATCTGCATGCCGCCCGGGCCGCGGCGGCGAAATGGGTATCGGCGCCGCCCCCGCTGGCCGCCGCCGCCCAGGCCGAGAGCGTCAAGTTCATGCTGGGGGCTCTGACCAAGGATTTCGGGCAGTGGGTCGGCAGGATCGCCGAGACCGGCCACACCATCGGCGATCGCCGGGTGGTGGGGGCGATCTCGCAGCCGGTGCTCGACTTTCTGGCGGAGAAAGGGGCGATGCCCCAGAGCGGCGCGATCACGGTGCAGGACAACGCCATCGCCCATTTCCGCAGTGATCGCCATGTCCGGGGGGCAATCAAGGCCGATGGCACCCTGCGGCGGCCCCCGGTTGCGCCGCCTCTGTCCGATCTGATGCGGTTGCCGGATCTGTTGGCCCGACCGGAACGGGTGCTATGGGACGAAGAGAAGCGCAACCTGCTCTACGTCTTCACACCCTCCGGGCCGGAGAGCCGGGTCGGCAAGTTCGTGCTGGAGGTCGATTGGAGCCCGAAGAAACAGGGGCCGCTGTTCACAAACGCGGTGGTCCATAACAGCTTGGTGGCCGATAGCGACCTGAGTGCCGGGCGCTATGTGGAGGTCCCGTTGGAGAGGTAAGGGCGGCTGGTTCGGATGGACGCCTGAGCCCCATCATCTCGACGGCCGGCGGACCGGCCCTCGCGTTGCAATAGCGGCTTTCTACTTCAAACCAGCCATCGACATTATCGCAAATGGCGAAAACGACGGCAAGGGCGTTGCGGCGCCCGGTGAGGGCTGACCGCCTCCGGCCGGGAGCATCGGGGCCGGGAAAAGTTTAAACGCCAATTTAAACGCCCCTGGCGCGATTGGCGGGGGCTGACCCGGGCGCCGGATTGGGGCATGCTGGGGACGGCGTCAAAAGGCGTCCTCCTGACAGGTGTCAGCCTGAATCCTCCCGCCGCCACCGGATAGGGTTCCTCTCGGTCAATTCGAGAGGTCCATCCCGTGCCACCCGCCAAGTCCCCGATCGCCGTTCTCTCCGTCGCCGCGGCGCTGCCGCTGGCGCCGGACGGTACCGCGCCCGACTGGGCGATGGTGATGCCGGCGGGCCGATCGACCGGGGTGGACGGGCGCGGACCGTTCGTACTGTCCGATCCCGGCCGGGTTGTCGCCCAGTCGATGGGCGACGGCCGGCCCTTGCCGATGGACTACAACCACCAGACCGTGTTTGCCACCCTCAACGGCGCGCCGAGCCCGGCCGCCGGCTGGATCGACCGGCTCGATGTCCGCGAGGGGGCTCTTTGGGGCCATATCGAGTGGACCGAGGCCGGCCGCATGGCGGTCGCCTCGCGCGAATACCGCTATCTCTCGCCCGCGTTCCGTCACGACAAAAGCGGCGAGGTCCAGGCTCTGGTCAGTGTCGGTCTGGTCAACATGCCGAACCTGACCGAATTGCCGGCGCTCAATTCCCAACAGTTCAAATCTGGAGATCCCATGGACGCGAGTGAAGCGCTTGCCGCCGTGGCCGCCGCCCTCGGGCTGGCGGCGGATGCGGCGCCCGATCGGATCGCGGCGCAGTGCCGCGAGATGGTCGGCGGAAAGGCCCCGCCGGTGCCGGCCGTCACCGGTGCGCCCGACCCCCGCCAGTACGTGCCGATGGGCGCCTTCACCGAACTGCAGCAGCAGGTGGCGGCGATGGCGGCCGGTATCGCCGCCGGCGCCGCCACGGCGGCGGTGGATGAGGCGGCCCGGGCCGGCAAGGTGTCGCCGGCGCTGCGCGGCTGGGCGCTGGATTATGCCGCGCGGGATCTGGCCGGGTTTCAGGCCTGGGCCCAGGCGGCGCCGGCGATCGTCGCGCCGGGCGCTCTGCTGGCCGGTCAGCCGCCGGCCGCCGGTCAGGGCGAGGATCCGATGGTGCTGCAGGTGTGCAGCCAGCTCGGGATCACCGTCGAGCAATACCGCGCCGCGTCGCCGGCCGGGGACCAGAAAGGGGGTGCCGCGTGACCGCGCTGACCGCTGATTTCGACTGCCCGGAGATCGACGGGCGGTTCCGTTCCGTGCCAGTCGCGGCCGGGGTAGTGATCTATGCCGGCGCCCTGGTGGTGCTCACCGCCGCCGGATATGCCGAGCCCGGCACCACCGCCACCGGGTTGGTCGCGCTGGGGCGGGCGGAATCCCAGGTCGATAACAGCGCCGGCGCGGCCGGCGCCCTCAACATCCGGGTCCGGCGCGGGGTGTTCCTGTGGAACAACTCGACCGGCGCCGACCTGATCGCCGAGGCCAACATCGGCGCCGAGGCCTACATCGTCGACGACAACACGGTCGCGCTGACCAGTGCCACCAGCACCCGCTCGGTCGCCGGCAAGATTTTCGACATCGATACCCGGACCGGCGGCGTCTGGGTCGAAGTGATTTGAGGAGGCCTCGCCGGTGGAACTCAACCTCTCCAACCTCCGCATCCTGTTCACCGGGGTGCAGACCGTCTATCAGAACGCCTTCAACGACTATGCCCCCCGGGTGATCTACGGGCGGATCGCCACCGACACCAACTCGACCACCAAGGAGGAAATCTATCCTTGGCTGGGGCAGAGCACCGCTTTCAGCGAGTGGCTGGGCGACCGGGTGCGGCAGAATCTGGCGGTCCACGATTATCGGATCAAGAACCGCACCTTCGAGAACACGGTGGCGATCGGGCGCGAGGCGATCGAGGACGATTCCTACGGCATCTTCAACCCGATGTTCGCCCAGCTCGGCAAGGACGCCACCGAGCATCCCGACGTGCTGACCTTCGAACTGCTGGAGCAGGGCGGCACCGCGTTGTGCTACGACGGCAAGCCGTTCTTTTCCAGCGCGCACCCGGGCTACGACGCCGCGCGCAAGAAGACCACCTATTCGAACGACCTGGGGGGCAGCGGCGCGACCTGGTATCTGGCCTGCACCCAACAGGTGCTGAAGCCGCTGATCTTCCAGAAGCGCCGCCCCTACAGCTTCACCTCGCTGGTCAATCTGACCGATCCCAACGTGTTCACCCGCAATGAATACGTGTTCGGGGTCGATGGCCGCTCGAACGTCGGCTTCGGGCTGTGGCAGACGATGGTCCGCTCCAACCAGGCGCTGACCCCGGACAATTACGCGGCGGCGCGGGCACGGATGCTGTCGTTCCTTCGCGACAACGGCCAGCCGTGGAACCTGGTGCCCGACCTGCTGCTGGTCGGCCCCAGCAACGAGGGTGCGGCCAACACCATCACCAAGGCGGATTTCATCGGCACCACCGACAGCGGCTCGACCAGCAATGTCTGGAAAGGCACCGCCGACGTGCTGATGACCCCGCGCATCACCGGGTGACCCCGTCATGGCCGTCTACACCTATGTCAGCGCCGACGATCTGACCGCCCGATACGGCAGCCTATCGCTGTTGCAGGTGGTCGATCGGGACGGCGACGGCGTGGTCGATCCGGGGGTGGTCGATGCCGCCTGTGCCGACGCCACCGAGCTGATGGACGGCTATCTGGGCGAGCGGTACGCGCTGCCGCTGACCCCGCTCACGGGGATCGTCAAGGGATGGGCGGCGGCGATCGCCTGGTACAAGCTCTATCTCTCGCCGCCCGAGGAGGTCCGGCAGGCTTACGAGGATGCGATCGGACAGCTCGAACAGGCGCGTGCCGGCAAGATCGTGCTGCAGGCCGCCGGGGTGCCGGCGGCGGCGACTCCGGTCAGCGGTGCGGTGGTGGCGGTGGACGGGGCGCCGCGCCAGTTCTCCCACGCCAGTCTGTCGAGGTTCTGATGGTGCTGATCCGGGCCGAGATCGACGATCAGGCGACGCGGTCCCTCGCCGCCCTGGCCGAACGGCTCGGCAAGGCGCGCGGGCTGATGGACGCGATCGGCCAGCACCTGGTCAGCAGCGCGTTGCGCCGGTTCCAGACCCAGACCGGGCCGGACGGCACGCCCTGGGCGCCGCTGGCCAAGGCCACGCTGCGGAAGCGTGGGCCGAACGCCAAGGCATTGCAGGCGTCGGGCCGGTTGCGGCTGTCGCTGACCTTCCTTTCGACCGTCCGCTCGGTCGAGGTCGGCAGCAACCTGATCTATGCCGCGCTGATGCAGATGGGCGGCACGGTCGAACAGTCGGCCCGTTCGATGCCGATTTTTCGCCGGCAGCAGGATCTGGCGGAAGGGCGCTCCCGTTTCGTCAAGGAAAGCCGGAGCGATTTCAAGACCTACCACGAGGTCAAAGCCCACTCGGTGACGGTGCCGGGGCGCCCGTACATCGGGATCGGGCCGGCCGATCAGCGCGCCATCGCCCGGCTCGCCCACGATTACGTGATGGGGGCGACGTCGTGAGCGGGATCATCCGGGCCATCGAGGATGCGATGATCGGACGCATCGGTCAGGTCAACACGGCCAAGACGTTCGGCACCCTGATCAAGACGGTCGACCGCTATTCGGGTGAATTCGCCGACGAAAATCTCGATCGGCTGGCCACGCTGGCGCCGTTCGCGCTGGTGTCGCACACCGCGTCGCGGATGGTGACCACCTCGGCCACCGGCGCCCAATGGGACGGGACCTTCGTGGTGGTCTGCGGCGCGGTGACCAAGCGCACCCACACCCTGACCGCCCGGATCGGCGGCCCGTCCCAGCGCGAGCTGGGCTCGCGGCAGATGGCCGAGCTGGTGCGCGACCTGCTGCAAGGCCAGACCCTCGGCCTGGCGATCCGCGCGCTGCAACCGCTGTCTCTTGATGAGGTCTATTCCGGCGTGCCCGGCGGCGGTGCCGGCCAGCATTGGCTGTCGGTCACCGGCCTCCAGGTCGGCACCCTCTATTCCACCACCCGCTCGACCGTGGCGGACGGAGAGATCGGGGCCCTGGTGGCGCTCCATGCGGGATGGGCTCCGGTAACGCCAGACGGCGAGACCGCGCCCGACTCATCAACCGACGTTCAACTCACTGGAGGTGGCTTGTGAACAAGACGTGGGTGAAAAGCGCGGAAGGGAGGCGGCTGCGCCACCCGGGCACCGGCAAGGTGCTGCCCAACGCGGCTGACGCCAATTCGGCGGGGCATCCGGTCGATCTCGAAGATCCGCACTGGTACCGCGCCCTTCAGCGCGGCGACATCGTCGTCGTTGATGCCCCCGCCGCGGCCGCTCCGGCCGTGAATTCGGCCGGCACCACCGAGGCCGCGACCACCGCCGCCGACAGCGAAGGAGAGGCGTCATGAGCACGCCCACCGCGATTTCCT